TGCCTATAAACCCATCATAGATACTGCTGGAAGATCAGGTACATTCGATAGTGATAGAGCAAATCTAATAACTGACGATCAATTACATTGTAAAACACTTGCTAAAGATAATACAAACTTTGTAAGTAATATTTTGTATTGGTCTTTAAGCCCAACTATGGACACAAAATATAGGTCTATAGTTAGGAAATGCTTAACTCAGCGTGGACATTCAATTTTAAACTAAAGGAGAAAACATGAACAAAAACAATACAGTAGAAGAAATCAATATCTCAATTAATAATCTATTAGAAGAATGGAATATTAGTAGAGAACATAACGATAAGATTGTTACCCAGATTATAGGGTTACAATTAAGAAAGATAAGATTGGTTAATAAGATGACCCAAACTAGAGTTGCTAAAGCAATTAGAGTTACATTCCAACAGATTCAAAAATACGAAAAAGGCCAGAATCTTTGTAATCCTATAAATTTATTAGCTTTGTCAGAATACTTTAATGTATCATTTGACTATTGGATTAAACCAATCCATAATAAAGAACTTACATTATTAACCAAGAGGAGAGAGAATGTATATCCGTTTAGGCAAGACTACAACATGGCAAGATAAAAGAATCAACGCCATGAATAGAATAATAAGTAAAAATAAATTTAAAACAGAACACTTTATTGAAGAATATAATAGGGTGTGTGTTTCAAATGCTAAAAACAAAAGAGAATATAAAGGAGAGAATAATGGCAATTCATAAAACAGAACATGGTCATACGATTGAGTTCAATGAAGAAAAGCACGTCTATATTCATAACAACGAATATGTAGTTGGAATGAGTACACTACTTGGAAAGTTAGCGAGTCCAATGTTAGAGAATTGGAAGATTAGCCAACAAGTAAATGCTATCAAAACTGAAATGGAAAGAGAGGGTATTCCAATCGACCAAATACAGAAGATAGTTACTAACGCTAAATCTAATGCAAAAAAGTCAGGAGATAATATTTTAAATATAGGCTCTATGGTTCATAAGTTTTGCGAGATGTGGCTTAAAGGGGAGAAATTTACTGACCCAAGCGACCCTGTAATATTAGGTTGCTTTGAAAAGTTTAAAAGGTTTTGGACAAAACATAAACTAAAAGTTATTGAGTCCGAAAAGGTTTTATATTCTGAACGAGGATTCTGTGGAACTTTAGATTTAATTGCTAAAGACCCACAAGATAATCTTTGGCTCATAGATATAAAAACTTCTAAGGGTTTGTTTCTAAATATGGTTCATCAATTACATGGATATAAATTGGCCTATGAAGAACAAACAGGAAAGAAGATCAATAAGATGTATATAGTTCGATTGCCTAAAGATAGTGGTGATTTCGAGGCTAGACATATCTTATATAAAAAGGAACACTTGAAAGCATTTTTAGGATTACTCAGTTGTCATAAATCCGAGTTAATGTTTAACGAGTCAGTACGAAAATATAATCAACTAAAAAAAGGAAATAAAAATGTACGAAAAAACTAAATTCGATAAACCTTTTTGTGGGTTACAAATGAGATTGTTCCCTACAGGAAACCAAAGCCCAAAGTATGAGTATTCTGGCGAGGCAAGTAAGGTTAAATTTACTTGTAGCTTAACCAAAAGAAAATATGGTTTATCACAAGTGAATGAGTGGTTTAATACACCAGAGGTTCAAGAATATACTAAAGCTGGATATGTTTTAAAGTATATGACAAAGACTCAAGAAATGCAGAACCCACCACAATATGCAAAGGGTAATCTTGAACAGATACTTTGTTTGATAATGGTTAAACCATACAAACCTCAACCCAATGTAGATGGATTTAAGCCTGTAGGTCAAACTATGCCTCAGTATAAACCTCAACCAATGACACAGGCTCAACCATCAGCACCAGATCATGCTATGCCAGTTGAGAAAATGAGTGATATGGACGACGAGATTCCATTTTAATGGTTAAGCTATCTAAAACTCAAGAAGAACTTATTAGCGATTTCTATAACTTAAAAAAAGATTTCGCTATTAAGTTAGAGGAAATACAAGCTATGTATTTAGAAAATAAAAACTTACATAAAAAGATAGATGCTTTAGAAAAAGAAAATCATAGCTTGAAACAACAAATAAAACAATTAGAACAAGAAGCAGAGGAGATGTTATTATACCCATGATGATATTTGGAAAAACTAAAAGTGATTGGAAAGTGTTAGAACTACATTATAGACGAGAATGGATTTGTTTTGTAGTAGGATTTTTTCTAGGAGTGATATTGATATGAGTCTAAGTTTTAAATCTTATGAAGAACTAGAAAGAGCATCAGAAAGATGGGCTGATTGGCATAAGAAAGTAATTGTATTAGATGAGGGTCGTAAAGCAACTTATTCTAAATTATTTCTTAAATACAAACTAGACACTAAAACTGTTATAGAAGCTGAACATAAAGCCAGAACAGATGCAGAGTATAAAGAAGTTGTAGAACAATATGCTAACGCAGAGGAAGAATTAATAAAAGCTAGATACCATTATAATAATTTAGATAAGTATGTTAGCTTAAAACAATCAGAGTTAAAAAGAGATTTAGCTTTGGTAGGAAAAGTTTAAATGAATTCTACTAACGATATAAAGATTTGCTCCCTATATATGGGTTTAGTAGATAGAGCCATCAGCGAGAGTTGGTGGCTTGTTAAAAGAATTTTGGGATGAATGAAGATAGTTAAATAAACGGCTATCGCTTTGGATTGCCCCAAAATAGCTAGGGTGGATTTGATCTCTCTCTTTACCACCCTAGTTTCTAGTAATATCAAAATGCTTTATATCAGTATCTTCGTGAATCCCTGTGTAAGAATATTCATAATTAATTAAGTCAACATCAGTTCGTCTTTTTATTTCTTCGACCATCTCATTGACTTTAGTAAAGTATGGAAAAGTATCTATGAATCTAAAGTTGACGTAACTACCATAGGGATTGTTATGTGTTTCTAATTGAAGTTCTAAATCTGTAATTACTGCATCAACTTTTATCTTGTCCATTTGGACATGATACTACTTTTTGTTTCTGTTTAAAACCTTATCCGTCATTTTAGTTGAGAATGTTGCAGTAAATACAATAATTACTAAATACCAAACACTATCTGGTAAGTCATTTATAATTCTTACCCATTCTTCAAAGTTATCTCTAGTGCTATCGAACCAGCCTGTACTTAACATTCCAACAAGCCAGAGCATTAATATTTCATCTTTCCAAGATTTATCTTGTGATTTAATTCTTTGAACATCAACTTCTTTACAAGCCTGTATCTCAGCTTCTCTAATAGTTTTTACTTTTTCTGCTCTGTGTTTTAAATGATCAGTTACTTTGCCAACTGCTAATTTTGTTAGTGGATTATTTAATAAGCTAAAAATCATAAATAAGTATTACTTGTTAAAAAAATTAATGTTGTCCAATATACCACAAGAATAGAATAAATAAAATAAGTGAAGTTCATTCACTCCTAATATTCCTTATTTTTTATTTTTCAACTCTTTTGCTAGTTCGCAGTAATGAATTATCTTATTCCACTTCTCATCTGGGTTTTCGCCTTGCTTTTCTCTCAAGCAGTATTTGATGATATTGCCTTGTATGAAATCTAGCTTATTGGCTACTATAAACTCTATAGGCTGTATGGTATATGATTTGTAATGCTTCCCACCTATTTGCTTGTCAGTAGCCCTCTCTGTGGCTCTCTGTGGCTTTAACTTAGACGATTTTACCAATCCAATCCCCTTTTTCATTCAAAACCATTGGGAGTAGTCTTGGAATTCCATTTAAGATAACTGCACAACCTATGATAAACCTAGTCTTAAAATTTTTAGCATAAGCAAAAGCCATGCTCTTTTGATTTATTAAACAACCTACATTCATTCCAAAAAATAGGTTATCTGGGTTAGCCCACCAACTAATAACAAACTTCGTATGATAATGACCTTGTACGCAACTCATTCCCATAGTTTGACTTGTTTTTAATACATCTGCACTTCTACCATGTGTAAAGAAACATCTCTGATTATTAGACATAGTTAAAGTTAAATCATCTATCCACTTCCATTTTTTAGTACCTAAGAACTCTCCATAATCTTTTAAGAACTCTTTACTCATTCCATGCTTTAATGCTCTACGATAAACTAGACTAGAATGGTTACTATCTACTTCTGTAACTTCTGGAAATACACCCTCTAATTCTTTTATATATTTTCTAGCCTCTGATAATTCTTGACCAGCAGAAAAAAGATCAGGGTTGCTATCGTGCATAGAGATCGCATGAAAGTCTAAGCTATCTCCAATATTTACAACTGTGTCAGGTTTAAATTCTTTTTTGATTTCTTTTAAAAATTTGATTGCGTCTTTGTGATGATATGGAATGTGCATATCAGATATAACTAAAATTCGTTTATGACTCATGCAATTATTACTTGTACTTATTTTTAGGTGTTTGTAAAGGTTTAGACCTTATCTATCAAAAGCATAATTACATATGCCATTGAACTTATTAATGCACCAACAGAAATAAGCATTATCTTTTCAATTCTATTTATTTGTGATTGTAGATCGTTAATTTTATCGTGAGTTGCTTTCTGCATAATACGACAAAGTTTTTCGTGAGATTCTATTTTTTGTAATGCAGTTTTATTACTCATTTCTTTTTCTTTCTTAAATCTGTATCATGTTTTCTTGAGCCACGAAGATAGGAATTAACTCTGGCCATAGCCCAACCAGACATAGGTATTTTAGGTCTTGAACCAGATGATAACCAAGCACCTTGTCCTCGTCTATAAACTTTTCTTAATTGTCCTAATGTAATATTTTTTCTGTTCTTAGCTTTTGCTCTTAGTGTAGAAATAACTCTAGCAGATAAAGGTTTTCTTCTAGCCATTATTTTACTCTCGCTTTGAACATTGAAAGAGGAATAGTAGCACCAGATTTATATAGTTTAGACATTCTTTTTAGAAGACTTGCTCTTTTTTTTCGCTTTGAACCAGACAACCCAGATAAATATTTTTTTGGGGTTTTTAGTTTCTTATCTCGTGCTACTTTTCTCATTACTTCTTCTTTTTTTTCTTTGCTTTTTTCTTTTTCTTCATTGGTGGTCTTCCTCTTTTAGACCCATACGTTCCTCGACCCATTGGCATAATAGACTCCTATTTGTTTGCGTTTCTCATAACACTTGCTAAACTTTTTGTAGTTTGCTTGTGCCAATTACTATCTATCATTTCTTCTGATGCTTTTAAATAGTTTTGTTGTTTTAATGCTTCCCACATTTTCTTAAACTTCATTACTCGTGGTTTGCCTAATTGAAAACACATTTCAACAATTACACCAAATACAATATGATTGTGTTCTATATCTCTTAATAATTCTCTAGCAGAATCTGATGCTATTTTAAAATCATTATCAAAAACTTCTTCAAGAGTTTCTTTATCGTAAGTAACACCTTTAACAAAGTTATCAGAGGGTAATACAAGATGACCATAGCCAATAGTAGCGAAACCCAAACTATCGGAATACACAGTATCCCTATACCCCTCATGTTCTTTAATTCGTTGTTTGATTTCTTCCATAAGTTATTTCTCCAATGTTTTAGTATGTTTAAAAGTTTTATCATTCATTATGATTTAGGTATATCTGATTTAACTTTAGCAATAGCATCTTCCCAGTTAGTAGTACCATTAACCTTATCCCAGTATTGCATATCTAACTGTTCTTGTATTGATGGATAAGCAGTTGCTCTTTCTCTTTGATATTCGTTAGCATCATACTCTGCTTGTAGTTCTGTCATCTTAGCTTCTATGTCAGCTACTGGTATAGGTGTTGTTTCATTTAACCAAGTTATTACGCAAGTATCTAAATCATTACCTTTTATAACAAATTCTGCGTTAGGATTTATTTTTTTTATGGCTTCTACAATCATGCTTCTATCTCCATAAGTGTTAAAGTTGTTATAGCACTTATTCTATTATCATCACCTACAGTTCCACTTCTTCCAATGTACATTGTAGTTTGATTTGTAGCTACTGCTCTTCCAGAATAAGTAGTAGCAGAGGTGGTTGATGGACTATCTAAAAATTCAAAACTAAATTGTCTAGTAATATTATTTGTTAAACCACCACCAGTTCTTAATGAAGCTCCAGTTGTTGCTCTATAAGCAGAGCTATTTGCATCTCCAATAGCACCAGATAATAATGAACTTCCTTTAAATAATAAAATGTGTCCAAAGCTATCATCTGAGCTATTACCATAAACACCATGACATCTTATTAAAATTTTATTTGAACTTGACGAAGGAGTTATACTAGCACTTATAAATTCTGTAATAGTATCTGTACTACTTATTGCTGTTGCAGATGTTTCAACTGTCTGAACAGTTTGCAAAACCTTACCTTTACCAGAGTTTGCTCCTAATGTAATTAATGCCATATTGTTATACTCCTATTAACGCTTGGATTTCGTCATCATCTAATCCCAAGTCTTTTAGTTTTTGTTTGCCAGATGCTTTTTTTACATTTTCAGGTAAAGCATCTTCAATAGCTTGTAATTCTGTTTGTTTTTCTAATATTTGTTCTTTAGTAATATTGTCAGCGTTTCCATCA